CTATCACAATGCCAATCATAGTATTGACCTTTTTTATATATAGTGAATTGACAAGCTTCTGAATAATCCCAAAAAAAATTCCACCCTGCATTTTGATTTGCTATGTGAACGTATGGTTGTATTTCTTTGTATATCCAGTGATCGCTCATCCAAACAATATTTGAATCTCTTTTCTTTCTTAAATCTTTTAATTCTTCTTTAGTAAGTGGTTGTTTTTTTAAATCTCTATCTCTACCATAACCACCTGTAATGGCCATGATCTCTCTTTCTTTTTCTGACTTACCGTACTTAACAATAAGATCACATATTCTTGGTGGTATTATAGATTCAAAGTACCAATAATAATTAGATAAATTCATAGTTAATTGTTAAAGTTATATTTAAACCGTTAGAAGTATTTGGTGAAAAAGAATATTTATTAGTAGCTGGAAACATTATAAATTCATTATCTTTTATAGGTAAATGCCAAGTTCTATTTTTTCTTCTATTATCATCATATTCAATAATACATTCTGAAGAACCTTCTTTAACATCAACACCATAAATAAGAGTGTAGTCCGGTGAGTTACGTAAATCTACAGGTTCAACTTGATGTCTGGCCCAAGACTTTTCTTTAGGATGCATAATATTGCCGTGCATATTTTTGGGCACTAGTGTGGGACCATATTCACTTCTCCAATGATCTCTCATATAATCTTGCATCCATTGTAGAGGTTTGGAATAAGGCACAACATAATCATCAAAAGCATAAGCTTTTGGATTAGTGTTAACTCTGTTTTGTTTTACGTAAGATTCTATGATGTCGTTTCTTATTTTATCACGGTCAATCTCAAAGCCTTTAGGCATAGAAATTTCACCTGTATATAAGTCTACTTCTGTTAATACTTTCTTATGCATACCTGTGTAGATATTTAATAAACTCTAATTAAAATGTCAAGTAGATTAGGCTAATGTATTTTCAATATCCCAAGATTGACCAGACTCATTCCAGTTATATACCCAATTATGAGTTAAAGCATCATTTTGAGATTGTTGTTCAGCTGTTAATGCTGGTTCATCACCAATTGGTGATTGCCATCTTGCTTCTGATACATTTAAAGTCCAACTAGTATGTGGTTTCTTACCAATAAAGATATCATTATCTTCATCATAAGTCATACCTATACCTGCGTAGTTACCTCTTAAAGGTGTTCCGCCTGCAGAATGTTTTCCACGTAATGTATTATAAGATGTTTTTTTCCATAGAGGCCAGCTGTGGATTCTTTCCAAAAACTGTCTTCCTACTTCTTCATCTTCAACACCACTAGCGTTTTGACAATCTGCATCAGCTACGACTTCAACGCTGATAACTTTACTATTTATTCCTAGTTTTGCATAATGTGCCATAATGTTCTCCTTATATATTATTTGTTAAAGTTTGTAAATTCATTAATTCTGGAATTTATATCTTATAAATACTATTCCCGAACCTCCTGCTTTTCCTGCTGGTCCAGGTTGTGCTCCGCCTCCACCACCACCTGTGTTAGCAGTTCCAGCGGTTGCACCACATCCAGGTGCAAGAGCTCCTTGACCTCCACCTCCACCATCTGGTGCTGGTCCTCTTGCAGAATCTCCATGTCCTCCTGCTCCACCTGAAAAATATCTTGTTGATCCTACTGGTCCTGGAGTTCCATAACTTGGTGCTGTTGGGCCTACAAAACCATCGGCAATATAAGATCCTAAACCGCCTTTTCCTCCAGTTGTTCCTGGGGATGGTCCACCTACGCCACCTGCACCGCCGCCTCCACCACCTTGTGATGGTCCTGCAGTTCCGTTTTGTCCTTGTGGTGGACTTGTTGGTGGTGTGTTTCCAGTTCCTGCTGTTCTAGAACCAGGTGCTCCTCCGCCTGATCCACCGTTTCCACCGTCATTATTTGGGTTACTTCCACCGCCACCACCACCTGCGGATGTTATTGTACTAAAAATTGAATTAGCTCCTTGACAACCAGCTCCTGTTCCACATGAGCCTGCACCTCCTGCTCCCACTGTGACAGGATGAGCAGCTACTGTTGCAGTAATACCTGCTGGTGCAACCAATGGACTTCCTGCTGGACTTAATGCTGAAAAATATCTAAACCCTCCTGCACCTCCTCCTGATCC